GGACGATGGACATCGTCATGGACGCGATCCTCTACGGGCATAAGTGGGCGGTTGACCGCTCGATTACCGCGACCTACGTCAAGGACGTCACCGAAGGCCTGCAGGCCTTCATGCGCGACCTGAAGAACCAGGGCGCGATCATCAAGTTCGAGGTCTTCGCCGACCCCGAGCTGAACACCGCCAGCCAGCTGGAGGAGGGCAAGGTGTAATGGAACATCCGCTTCACCGACGTGCCGCCTGCCGAAAACCCCAATTTCCGCGTTGAAGTCACTAACCAGTGGCTGACCGAAGTCCTCGATTCCGCCGCTTAAGGAGCGTATTTACATGGCAATGATTCCCGAAACCCTGGCCAACCTGAACCTGTTCGTCGATGGCGTCAGCTTCCAGGGCGATGTCCCCAGCCTGACCCTGCCCAAACTCACCCTGAAGATGGAGGAGCACCGCCCCGGCGGCATGGACATGCCGGTCGAGATGGACCTGGGCATGGAGAAGCAGGAAGCCGCCTTCACCACCACCGGCGTGCGCCGTGAGGCCCTGAAGTTCTTCGGCCTGGCCGATGGCAGCGGCTTCAATGGCACCTTCCGTGGCGCCTTCAAGGGCCTCAAGGGCAAGATCACCCCGGTGGTGGTCACCCTGCGCGGCACGCTTAAGGAAATCGACATGGGCGACTGGAAATCCGGCGACAAGGCCGAGATCAAGCACAGCGTCGGCCTGACCTACTACAAGCTCGAAGTCGATGGGCGCCTGGTCTACGAGATCGACGCGCTGGGCATGAAACGTGTGGTCGACGGTGTCGACCAGTTGGCCGCCCAGCGCGCTGCGCTTGGCCTGTAAGGAGGCGACCATGGCTCATGCGAAAAAGCATCCGCAATGGCTGACCCTGAGCGCCGAGCGCGTCACTGTCCGCCTGTCCCGCGCCAGTGAGGCCAATGGCGTGCAAGTCGACAGCCTGTCGCTGCGCGCGCCGACCGTGCGGGATATCCGCAATGCCCAGGCTGGCGGCGGTGTCGATGACGAGCAGCGCGAGTTGAACCTGTTCGCGTCACTGGCCGAGGTCGGCATCAAGGACCTCGAAGGCCTAGCGCTGAAGGACTATAGCCGCCTGCAAAGCGGCTATTTTCGCCTGGTGCAGGACGACGAACTTTGACCCGGCCCGGCAGAAGGCCGCAGCAAAGCGGCTGGCCAAGGAGCTGAACTTTTCCGCGAGCGAAATCATGACCATGGCGTACCACGACATGGTCTGGTGGCTCACGGAGTGAAAGGGAGAACAGGATGGCGAACAGACCAGCGGTAACGCAGGCGTCGCAACAGCCACGCTCCGGCCCTGAGCATGATCGGGTCAACCTCGCGCAAGTGTTCAGTCATCAAAACCGAATCCTAGGGCGCGTCGTGCAGGCGTTGCGGCAAGGAGCGCCTCAGCTTACGCACGCCGAATCGGCTTCCTTGCCCATTGCAGAGCCTGTCGATGGCACGGGCGATGATGCCTTGGTACACAACGGGACGGCCCTGATGAATGCTGGTGTCGGGCCGCTCTCATCAAGGGCCGCTTCCAGGGCGCGGCCTACCCCTGTCGAGCATGATGATTACCCACTGGGCGCTGATGCTGCGCCTTCGACCGAGCCGGGCCACAGTGCCCGGCAACGCCGCTCGCAAGCGCTTGGCGCCGCATGGGCGGCAGGTCGAGACGGCAGGCTTGATGCGCTGTTGAAAGTGGGTACCACGGCAGCGACCGCTTCGACGGCGCAAGACTGGGGGGAAGGGCTGGGAGGTACGGTAGGGGGCCTTGCCGGAGGTGCGCTCGGCGCGGCCTTGAGTAAGTACATAGGCAAGCATGTCGACCACGGGAAAGTGGTGGGCAGCTTCTTCGGTGACAAGATGGGGGCTGCGTTAGGTAAGCGCGTGGCGCCTGAGCCCGAACCGGGCGTAGCGAGTGAGGTTGGCGCCCTAGCAACTGCCGCTCCCCAGGTGGCCACTGAAGCCTCACCGGGCTCGCCCGGGCAAGCCCTGCTGGCAGGGGTGAGCATTGGCTCGGTTGCGCGTATTCATGACATCGGTAAACGGCCTTCCGTGCCAGCTTGGAACACGCTGAAGGGAGGGTTCGGCAAAGACAGCCCGGCGGCCAATGAACCATATCCCCTCGGAGCAGATGCAGGCCCTTCGCCTACAGACATCGGCAAGCGCCCTGCACCTTGGAAGACAGTCGGGGAGGTGATCAAGGAGGAGGGGAAAAATGCTTTGCTGGAAGCGCTGTTGAAAGCGGGATACACCTCTCGGACCGCTACGACAGCAGAGGAGGCGTGGAAGGGTTATGGCGGAGCTGCTGGTGGCCTGATCGGCTCAGTGGCAGGGGGGGCGGTCGTCAAAAGATTCTTGCCTTTCATCAACCCTTCGATCGGCATGACAGTCGGCGGGACGTTGGGTGACCAACTCGGTACCGGATTGGGAGGGTGGGGCGCTCGGCAACTGGCCGGGGATAAT